GCACTGGTACAAATTACAATAAAGACGAGAAGAAGATTGTAGGTGGTAAGAATGGTTTTGGTGTGAAACTTATTTATATTTGGTCTACTGAAGGTACGCTGGAAACTATTGACCACAAACGTGGTCTAAAATACAAGCAAACCTTTACGTCTAATCTGGATGTAATTGGTGAGCCAGTTATTAGTAAAAGCAAAGCCAAACCATATACCAAGATCACTTTCAAACCTGATTACAAACGACTTGGTATCGACACCATCACACCGGATATTATCCAGTTGTTTAAGAAACGTGTATATGATATTGCTGCTGTTACTGAAAAATCCGTGAAAGTTTCTTGGAATAGTAGCGTGATTCCAGTAAAAGAATTTCAGGATTACATTGGACTCCACATTGGTAAAAACGAACGTGCACATGAACAACCTAGTGATCGTTGGGAGTATGTTGTCGCACTAACGAAAACAGGAGAATATAATCAAGTATCTTTCGTGAATGGTATTTACACGTCAAAAGGCGGTAAGCATGTGGATTACATCCTGAATCAGATTACTAAGAAAGTCATTGCAGTAATTTTGAAGAAAAAGAAGATTGAGGTCAAACCTGCTGTGATCAAGGAACAACTGATGTTGTTTGTTAGGTGTGATATTGAAAATCCGGCATTTGATAGCCAGACTAAGGATTATATGAATACACCTGTATCAAAGTTTGGATCGACGTGTGTAGTAAGTGATAAATTTATTGATAAGGTGATTAAACTAGGAGTTATGGAAAGTGCGTGTGAACTTACCAATGTAAAAGAAAATAAAAATGCTAAGAAGACCGATGGAAACAAATCCAAGAGTATTCGTGGCATTCCAAAACTAGTGGATGCGAATTATGCAGGGACAGCCAAGTCGCATCTATGTAAAATCATCTTTTGCGAGGGGGATTCGGCTAAGGCGGGAATTATTTCGGGACTATCAACAGAAGATAGGAATTATATTGGTGTCTATCCTATGAAGGGTAAAATCTTCAATGTTCGTGGAGAAACCACCAAACGTATTTCAGAAAATAAAGAGGTTATTGAAATCAAACAAATTCTGGGACTTGAGACAGGAAAGGTATACAAATCGCAGCAAGAAATTCAATCCAAACTGCGGTATGGAAATATTATCTTCATGACCGATCAGGATTTGGATGGTTCGCACATCAAGGGGCTTTGTGTGAATCTATTTGAAAGCCAATGGAAGTCGCTTATCACGGCATCTGTAATTGGTTTTATGAATACACCGATTCTCAAAGCTCGTAAGGGAAATGAAGAGTTGGTTTTTTACAATGAGCAAGATTATGAACACTGGAAAGAAAGTGCAATGACGGGAAAATGGGCAATCAAATATTATAAGGGTTTGGGTACTAGCACCAGCAAAGAATTCAAGGAATATTTTAAAGAGAAACGATTTGTTCATTTTCACCACACTGACAAGTGTGAGGATTGTATCGACCTTGTATTCAATAAGAAGCGAGCAGATGATCGTAAGGACTGGTTAGGTACCTACAATCGCAAACTCGTACTTGACACCAAAAACACATCTATTTCATACGAAGATTTCATCAATAAAGAAATGATTCATTTCTCCAAATATGACTGCGATCGTTCCATCCCAAACATTATGGACGGTCTTAAGATCAGTCAAAGGAAAATTCTGTATTCTGCGTTCAAAAAACGCCTACATAACGAAATCAAAGTAGCACAATTCAGTGGTTATGTTTCAGAACATTCAGGATACCATCATGGTGAGGCGAGTTTGAATGGTGCGATTGTTGGGCTTGCACAAGACTATGTGGGCTCTAACAACATCAATCTATTCAAACCAAATGGACAGTTTGGTACAAGACTGAATGGTGGTAAGGATTCAGCCAGTGAGAGGTACATCTACACACTTCTATCTCCTATTACTCGCTCTATCTTTGTAGAGGAAGACGATTATATTTTGAGCTACCTCAACGATGATGGACATATGGTCGAGCCCATTTATTATGCTCCAATTATTCCGATGATTCTTGTAAATGGATCTAAGGGGATTGGGACAGGGTTCAGTACTGAAATTCCTTGTTATAATCCGAGTGATATTATTGATTACATCTCTGGTATCCTTCTTGGAAAGGACAAGGTGCTACTTGAATCATTCGTCTTTGTCCCGTATTATAAGGGTTTCAAAGGCAAAGTTATCAATATTGCACCAAACCGATATTTGATTACGGGAAAATATGTTATCCTTCAAAGCGATACATTGCAAATCATTGAACTTCCAATTGGTACTTGGACAGATGATTACAAGAAATTCCTCGAAACACTAATCGATCAACCCAATTCCCACGTGAAAGATTTTGTAGATATGTCGACTGATACAACAGTAGATTTCAGGGTAAAAATGAAGCCTGGATACATCCAGAAACTCGAACAAAATACAGTAGATTCGGGGGCGAATGGACTTGAAAAATACTTCAAACTCATCACTACTATTTCTACTACAAACATGCACGCGTTTGATCCAGAAGAACATCTTCAACTATACGCGTCTCCTAAGCATATTATTCACGATTTCATTGCGACTCGCATTAAACTATACAGTAAACGTAAAGAGTACATCATTCATAAACTGCAAAAGGATGTTACGCTTCTTCAGAATCGTTCGAGATATATTGCATCACTGTTGGATAATACAATCGATCTTCGAAACAAAAATAAAGCTAGTGTAATCAAGATTCTGGCTGATAAAAAGTTTGATATTATTGATGGCGATCCCGAATACAAGTATCTTACTAAAATGCCTATGGATAGTGTATGCAAAGAAAATGTCGATGAACTCAAAGAAAAGGCCAAGGTCAAACTAGACGAACTTACTAAGGTTAAAACTACAACCATCGAAAAAATGTGGCTACATGATCTAGAAGCACTGAAAACAAAACTGTAAGTTTGATTTATATAATCATATTTGTTTTAAAAAATGATTTATTGAAATATATAATGTGGTTCTTAAAAATACCACTATTTATTTTTTTAGCTACTAGGACATTAATGGTTCTAGATAATGTTTTTGTAAAGTTACTTATTTTTGAAGCTGTAGAGACGAATAAAAATTATAATACATATTATAATAATAGTTGTAGTAAAAACTATAACAATAACAATAGTAATAATAATAGTATAACGACATTTTATCAATATTAGTATTTCAATATATTACAAAATAATATTAAATGATTTTAACTATATTAGTATTTAAATATATTACAAAAATAATATTAAATACCAATTATGAATACTGTATTTTTCATTATTTCGGCGTTATAGATGAAGTTCGCATCATTAGTGTAGTGGCAACATACATGCCTTCCAAGCATGTGCCTCGGGTTCGATTCCCGGATGATGCATTTTTTTTCTTTACATATTGTATATGGCCAAATATCACAAAAAGCACATGTCGACAAAAAAAGCAGGGAAAAAAGGTAAGAAAGTGAACAACTTCATAAAGATGACAGTTAAAGCAAAAAAATCGGGAAAGAAGTCGTTCAAATACAACGGAAAAGTATTCACCCGTAAAATGAAAAAACATTTAGTTTTCTACAGCCACCCCTGATCACCCTAACTTTTTATAATCTTAATAAATTTTTAATTGTTTTGTTTTTATTTTATAAATCTTTTCTATAAGTTGATTAAAACTTCATCATCTTATAAGCCATGCGCAGAAGCATCTGCTTCCTAATATCCTCAAATTCCGATTGATCAGCCCAGCTATTATTTAGGCATTTCCAATTATACGTGCGAACAGAATTGGTTGTTTTCGTTGTTACAGTGATGATGTTTGTCACTGTTTCGTTGATGATTTTAACAGGTTCATGTCTTTTAGTAAGATTGTATTGATTCGGGGTGTGAGTCGCCCTTACATATGTAGGAGTAGGTTTGGTTTGTTTCTTGTATTCCGTTTGCCGCTTGATCCAATCGGCCTTTTTCTTTTGCTTGATGCGTTTAGCCTCTTCTTCCTTTTCTTTGAGAAGTTGCTGCTCGACCTTGGAAAGGGTGCGTCGCTGAACTTTGTGAGTAGGCATGATTATTCGATTATCGCGTGTATGAGGTGTGATTGATGATTCTTATTCTTGGTTTGGAATGATTATAAAAAAGCCTTGAAAAACATTTCAATTTTTAGGGCCTTTTCCCTTCTAATAATATAATCTAATTACAATATATCTACTGCTATGAAATCAACGTCCTACGTACCATCATATAATGCCAAACTCAAACTCACGCGACGAGTCGCGAAAACACCAGATAAAGTAATAAAAACGAGGAAGAGTATCAACAAGAAACTATCAAACATAAAATATTTTGTAGATAACGACAAAAATGAAATTTATAACATAGATGGTGACAAAAACAAAGTCCAAGAATTATTAATTGAAAATTTAAAAAAAAACAGAAAAATAAATGTTAAAAATATTAGACCACCCAAACAATGTGGAAACAATTGTTGGTTTAACGTATTGTTTTTATGCTATTTCATAAGCGATCAAGGTAGAAAATTCACTAAACCATTGCGATTGTCTATGATAAAAGGGGATTTTGATAAAGAGTTAGTTAACAAAGCCGATTATTCAAAACTTACCGAAGCATTGTTTATGTTTAATTTAGGTATAGAAGGGGCTTTGAATGGTTCTTCGTTTGCAGATGATACAAATACAAATGAAATAATAACAAATATTTATAATAGTATAAATAGTCCAGAACATTGGACTTATCACAAGGGATATGGAAATCCATTGGCTTATTATGAAGGGCTTGTAAACTTTTTATATATGAAGTCTAATTCCCCTGTAGTATTTTATCACTTGACGCCATACATTCGTTACACAATGTATGATAAATATACTGTACCTGTTACTAGGTTTCCTCATATTATAATTGTAGAAATATTAGATGACCAAAGTACGATGGTTACTACCAGAAAATCACGTTTGACTTTGACATCACAAGATGGAAAACAAAGTGCTAAATATCGTCTCGATAGTGTCTGTATAAGGGATGTGGATCAAACCCATGTTGGTTGCCTAATTACCCTAAATAAATCAGGTTATTTATTCGATGCGGATGGACCATTGAAAAAAAGAATGAAACCATTAAACTGGAATAATGAAAGATTCTTAAATAAAGACCAACATTTCTCATTAGGAAATGATTATTCTCGATTTAATATGAGAAAAGGTTATCAAATATTGTATTATTACCGTTATTAAATTAGCATTTACTTAATTTCATTTCTTATTCCTATTGGCTTCATTTAAACTCTCCACCACAATAGTTAATTCAGTATTGAAATAGCTAAATTCTCTGTAATCTACATCAGTATGTTGCATTTGACATTCTTGTAGGTAAATGCGCGCCTCTTCCGTCCTAGCTTCGGCATCTAACGATTTAGCCATTCGCAGATTGTTTGCTAAACGACACGTTCTTTTTGTTGACATATTTATAATCTTTTGCTATTGTTTCAAAAGATTATATAAAAAAGTTGGAAAATTCAATTTTTATCGTCGCTATCATTACTTTCGTTATTTGTCACATAAACTGATTCGCATAACTCTTTCATCACCTTTTTATTATTTAGATCCGATGTACAGGTTTTCATAAGGTCTAGATAAGTATTTTCATCATGAACTAATTCATTGATAGACTGTACATGTTTATTGCATAGTTTATCAATCATTTTTTTTGTGTTCATTTTATTTATGTCTTTTTCCCATATATCATTTTTTATATATAGAATCTCACGTTTTTTGTCACTGCAGTGAATAGGACGTTCTTGTAGAGAGAGCTTTTGAATATTATCAATTATTAAATGGCTTATGCCAGTAGATATTCCTTCTTGTTGGGTGACAAGAAGATTTTCAAGGGTTATGGCTATTTTACTCATAAAATCTTCAATACTCATCGCATCTTTACATTGTTCGTTTAAGAAGTTATTCATATTAAAAGTGTACGTGTCGCCAACTTTAGGAATCAGTTCCTTGAGTTGCTTATCTTTCTCAATAACCTGTTGTTCTAATGAATCTATGAACTTATTTTGAATATGTTCGTTCTCTTTTTTTGCCTCTACTAACTCCTCCTCAAGGTTATGTATTATATTATCTGGAATGTACCTACACTTCTTTTTGTGAGCAGACAATCCGGAGTTGTATACATACTCCTTACCACATATGCAAACAAACTTCCCAATTGCATTTTTTGGCATTTTTTTGCATTTTTTGTTATTCATGTTATTCAAAACGGTCATTTTGTGTTTTTTGGTCTCGTTGTGTTTTTCGAAGTTATATAAATTGTTACTGGTAAAGTCACAAAAAAAACAAGAATATTTTTTTGCATTTTTTTGCATTTTTTATTATTCACTGTTATTAATAACACCCAAAATATTTTTAGATCCATTTAAAAAACAAAAAAAAATTATGGTCACAAATATTTTTTCCTCTTTAAAAAAGTCCCTACATATCAGTCACAACCGTTTTTTTTGCGATTTTTTGAAAAAAAAAATTGGGATTTTCATTTTTGGACATGGTTTTTTTTTAATTTTCTCAAAAAACTTTCTCAAAAAACCAAAAAAAAACGAAAAAAACAAGCCACCTTATATAAAATTACTTCTAGGTAACTGGCGATCGATCTTATTCGATGTTACTACTGGGTTTTGTAGAGCTCCCCCAATATTATTGCGGTCAATAAGAAACTGTTTCTGACTGGATAGCGAAGACTTAATTTGTTCTATTCCTTGTGTTAGTACAACTCTATTGATTTCTTGTATAGTAAACGAAATGTTGTGGTTATTGGTATTATTCATGAAAATGTTTGAAATAACTACATTCATGTGCTCTTCGTCATGTAGAGAAGATAAATTAATCTGTTTCTTTATTTTACCTTTTAGAAATGATTGATTGTTATAACTGAAAAACTCTTCGGTCAATTGTTTTCTATCGCGATTAGTTGCCATAGCTTCTCGAATGTTTAATGGCTTTATGTTAGTGTCTTTCTCGAATAACCCTAAATGGGAAGGAGTTTGTATTATTTTGTTGTCTGGTATTTTGTTCATGGTTAATTTTATAATATTGAAATATATTATAAATTATGGAGTTTTTTGACATAATAACAAATATTGGTTTAATCCTTGTTATTGTATTATTTTTTTATTTTTTATATACAATAAGCGTTATAGCCACTAAACAAACTGTAAATTATATTAAGGCCAAGTGTCCCGATTATTGGACATATGATGATAGTGATGGTACATGTGCAAAAGATGGAGAAACAATAATTTTATCTGACTTTGTTAGTGATTGTGATAAATATAGTTATACTAAAACTGAAAATATACCATGGAGTGGTATATCAAATAATTCATCTTTCAAAGAAAAATGTAAAGTGGATTAATTTTTTTGTTATATTATATAAATATATACACATGAATCGTAATAATATTTATATAATACTTTTTTTTATATGCGTAATAACTGTCGTTATATCTTATTACCAGATCAATAGTGAACTTGAAAATACAGTTCTAACATCTACCAATACAAAAACTCAGCCATGTCCAGATTATTGGAAATATGATTCAACGAGTAATCTTTGTTATGATCCTGATGATAATGCAGTTGATTTTTCTGATTTTACGTTTTGTGATAAACAACAATATAGTAAAAATATTGATAACCCAATCCCATGGAATGGTATTAGCAATGTTGTTAATCCCAGATGTGATAAGGTGGTAGTCCCGCGTAATGATAATACGCCAGAACCAAGCGAGTATGATTTTCAGTACATTTATTACGTGTATTTTTATTCCTTATTGATAATGTTAATAGTAGTACTGGAATTAGTTTTTAATAAGAAAGGAAATAGAGGTCGAATTTTCATGATTTTCTTTTTATGTATACTAGTCGAATTAGTTATGTATTATATTCTCGGTATCGATTTACAGTCAATGTTTTTTGGGAAAAGATATAGTGGTAAACCAAATCCACATGATGAAAATCGTAATAAATGCTATAACTGGAGTTGTTTGCTATAACTAGAGTTGTTCAAAAAAATAAATAGTTGAATAGTTGTTTTTAATAATTTTAGAGAAATTCTTTGATTACTGATAAAATATCGTCGTTCATGCAAGGAATCACACTAATAGTTTGCAATCTGTGACGATACACTCTTCTCACCCAATCCCAACACATACAATACCCATCGGCAGTGTCATCTGGTTCTGAGCCGTGTATATATATCCAGGTCCTCATTATATCTCCTTTTTTATGCTCATATCTATCAGTACTGTACTGTCGCCCATAGTAACCAAATACATGATACTGATATTTGGGTCTGTACTGATTCCCCCACACCGTCGGTCTTTGGGAGAGACGAGGCTGATGTATTATGGTAAATGTTGGATACCACGTAGAATACAATTCTATACATTGATGTTTCTTCAAAAACTCTTCGACAAAGTTAACGTCGAGTCCATGGTTTATACACATTTGTAAAATCTTTTTCGCGAATAGTTTAGAATGATAATAATTAGCACAAAGGTGTTTAAGAAACACTTCATTATTCGGATCATTTCCATTCCTGAGAAAGAATCTAGTCATTTTTATAATTTTGCATTCCATATTGTCAATGTATTTCAATCTGCTTTCTTCTGTTGGAAATTCTGGACATCGGTCCGTATTCCAAGCTTTTCTATGAGATTTTGATCTAAACAATTCAGCCAAGTTATTGTGATTCAACAATTCTTTATTTTTCTTAGATAGTTCTTTGACGCTAGTAAAATCAAACGCATTGATTCTACCAAACCAGACGTCTTTGATTGAGTGTTTGATTCGGATTTCTCGGGGCATATTCAGACGTTTGTGTGTCTTTGTGTGTGTTCTTTGATTCTATGCTTCCCCTACATATATAAATCAACCAATTATATTTCAATTTTT